TCGATCTTTGCCTTCGCCTGCCGGTAGAGAGCCAGGGCGCCCGCCTGGTCGCCGGCGGCCGCGGCGGCGTAGCCTTGCGACTCCAGATCAAGACCTTCAGCCAAGGTGCCCTTGGCCTCCTTTGTGTCGTCGTCCAATACCTTCTTGGTGCGATCCACCTCAGCCTGTTGGCGGGCAATATCCTCGGCAGTCGGGCGCGGGACGCTTTGTCCCCACGGGGTGTAGCCCAGCGTCACGCCATACTTGACCATTTCCCGCGTGCAGACGTCGACCTGGTCGGCGACGGTAGAGCCGGCTGCGAGCGTTGTGTTCACCACTGCGAAGTTGTACGCCGAATCGCCGTCCGCTGCCGTAATGTCTAGGTACGTGTCCGTCTGGCTTTCCCGACCCCGCCGCACCTGTTTGATGGTGCCGTCGAAAATGATGCCGAAATTGCCTTCGTAACCGCCCTGCACCACCAGCCGCGTGAATTCCTTCTCGATCCGCTGCCGGGTGGTCTCCGAGACGTTGTACACCCGCACGCGGGCCGAGTTGGGCGTCTGCAGGTCGCCGCGACTGATCTTGAACACGCACCGCAGCTCCGACAGCTCGGTCGCGGCACCGCCGGACTGGCCGACCAAGATGGATACCTTCCTGCCGTACTGTTTCGTGCCCATCAGTCAGTCACCCAGAAGACGTGCGACCCGATGCCCAGGTCTTCGAAAGTGGGCACGTCGTCGGGATTCGCTGATCCCTGCACCCACAGCCGGCCGCCGAAATCGAGGTGCCGGTACTGCCCCAGCAGATCCACACCAGTCACCAGCGGCAGGCCACTCACGAGCGCCTGGTTATTAGCGTCCGCGATGTCCAGCACCCAGCCCGCGCCGCCCGCATCCCGGTATTGCACCGTCATCCGGTAATCCACACCGCTCAGCGTCACCGTGAACCGCTGCGGATCCGGCGACAAAGGGATTTCGTAGAAGGTCGGCATCACATGCTCGTTGGTGGCACCGAGCCGCCTGGCGCTGGCGTGGCGGGCATCGCGGCCTTGGTGCCAGTGTTCTGGGTCTCGGCAGTGGCCTGCGGATCTGCCTGATTTTCCTTCGCCGGCAGCTTGGTCGCCTGCGTCTGTACGATCCGGATCTGCTTCAGGGTGGCGGTTACGCTGAGCGCAGCCCCCGTCTTCTGGTCCTTAACCACACGCAGCGACTTGAACAGCATGTCGCGGTACATGCGCAGCGACGTGACGACGTCGAACGGCTGCCGGGTCTCCTGCAGCGACAGCAGCTGCGAGTACACCGTGCTGATGTAGTCGGCCGACGGCAGGCTGCCGCCTTCGAAGATCGATTCCAGTGTGCCGACCAGCGCGGCCAGGTCCGAATTCGACCAGCCGCACTGGATCGTTACCTCCGGTTGCAGCTTGAAGGCATGGTCGTTGATCTGCGCGCCCTTCTCGACCGGGTGCTCGGTGATCTGCAACTCGTCCTGGTGCGCCTCCTCGATCGTGCAGCCGACTGTCACCGGGCCGATGGTCTTCGGCACGAAGGTGATGATGTCGAGAAAACTCACGAGATTGCCCCCTGCATGTTGCGCACCATTTCGTCGTTCACCTGGCGCTGGCTATCGTTCACCGCGCGCCCGGCCGCACCCGGATCAGACACGCCATACAGGTTGATGGTCGTCTCCTGCTTCAGGTCGACCGCGGCGGACCCCCGGCGGGCGGCTTCCAGATCGGCCTGTGCCGGCCGCTCGTAGTACCGCGACACGATCTCGCCTGCCTGCTGGGCGTTCTGCGCGGCTCGCAGCAACTGGCCCGCACGCTGCTCGGCGCCCTGTGTCAGCTCGTAGTTCACGAACTGCAATTGCTCCATCAGGGACGAATCCCGGATGTCCTTGCCTGCCCACGCCTTGAAGTTCGCCTGCCGGTCAGGGTGCCACTGCGCAACGCCATAGGCGCGGCCGCTATCGCCGAGGGCTTGGTGATTCAAGCCGCTACCGCTCTCGCGCTGCAGGTTTGCCACGATCCCCACGGCTTGGTCGTGCGACCAGCCCATGCGCTGGAAGAACGACACAGCGTCGAACGCAGCCCCGCCCGTACCTGCGGGCTGGCCGGCCGCCGCACGCCGGCGCGCCAGCTCCGCGTCCTCGCCAGTGTTCAGATCTCCGCTTCGGAACATGAGCGCCGCCGCGCCGCCGACCCGGGCTGCCCAAGGCAGGAAGCGAGCCAGCCACCCAGCGCCCGCCCCTGCGGCGGCCCCGGCGCCGGCCGCCCCGCCAGCACCAGCAGCTCCACCGGCCGCCACTGCGGCAGCATTGGCAGCGCCCAGCGCGCGCACCGCCGCAACCATCTTCCAGATGCCGCTGACGATCTTGAACCCGCCCAGCGCACCGAATGCGCCAACCAGCAGCATGATCTTCGTGGACCAGCCGTCGGTGGCCTTGTCCAGCTCGATGAATTTGTCTGCAAGCCATGTCAGCGGAGGCCCCAGCGCCGCGACGGCTGCCAGAATCGCGCTCGCGATGTCCGCGACGCGATTGGCGATTTCTCCAGAATGGTCCTCGAACCACTTCTGGAACCGTGCGAGCTGCGGCCCGACCTTACGCAGCAGCGCGCCCTCCACCTTGATGGCAAAGTTCTCGAACGTGGTGCCCAGGCCGCGCAGGGCCACCATGAACGCGTGGGCGTCTTCGGCCGCCTTGTCCAGCCCGTTGCGCCGTGACATCTCCCGATACTGCTGCATGAACTTGGCGAAATCGCCGTCACGCATGGCCAGTAGCAGGTTCTCGTCAATGCCGAGAATGTTGCCGTACTGGCTGGACAGCCAGGTCGGGCGCTTGGCCAGCTCGGCGCCGAGGTCGGACAGGATGTCGACCGTGTCGCGCAGCTCCCCGTTGGCGTTGCGCGTCTGCACGCCCAACGTGGCCAGGTAGCCCTCGCCAGCCGGGTTGTTGCGCAGGAACTTGGCCAGGCTCTCGACCGCACCAAAGGCAGTCTCGGTCGAGATGCCCATATTGCGGGCGGCGAAGTCGAACGCCTTCAGGCTCGTGGCCGCCGCGCCCGTGCGCTTCGAGACGAAATACAGGTTCTCCAGCTTCGACGCCAGCGCGGACACGCCCACGCTGACTGCCAGGGCCGACGCGGAAATGGTCGTCACCAGTTGCTTGACGCCCTTGGTGGCCTGCTCGACGCCGTCAGAGAATTTCTTCAGGCCCTTCTCGTCGACCTTGAAGCCCAAGGCGACGAGGAACTCACGGATGACGGTGCTTTGCGCCATTGCTCTGCTGTTCCATGATGCGGCGCGCTGCCGCCTGGTTATCGGCCCGGACGGCCAGCGCGTCATTCATCAGCGCGATGTCTTCCAGCCCGAGCGTGCCGTCGACAAGGGACTCGTACTTGCACAGACCCTCGAGGACCGGCGCCATCAGCCAGTCCTCGCCCCCCGGCAAGTGCCTTAGCCAGCCTGTCCCGACTGATCCGGGTTGCCCGGCAGGCTGGTAAGCAACCCTTGAATAAAAGGGCCAAGATTGGCCACGATGACCTGCACCACCAGAGGCAATATGACGCCCAGGTCCATGTCCTGAAACATCATGGTTTTCTGCTCGAGCGACACCACGCGCGCCCAGCCCGTCTCCTGACGGCGCTGAACCGCCGAAAGGCAGTTGTCGAACACATAATCCGCATCCGCATCATTCAACGCGGCCAGCGCGTCTGCGAATGGCTGCAGTGCTTCGCCCAGGTCTGACAGATCAGCTGCCAGCAATAGCTTCGCCTTGTCCGCGCTCGAGGTGCCGGCCTCGGCGCCGCCGGCCGCCTTCAGTTTGGCGGCCAGCTTCAGGAACGCCGGGATCATGGCCGGGATCACCGGCGCGATACGGCGCGATACGTGCAGTTGCTGCTTAGCGGTCAGCCGCCCGATAGAGTACTGGGCGCCGTTCAGTTCAATTTCACGCGCCATGGTCAGTAGGTCCCCAGCATGCCTTCGATTCGGCCAGCGTCGAATACCCATTCGACGGTGCCGCCCTCGGTGGCGTAGGTCAGATCCGGCACCTTCTTGAAGGCGCAGAAGATGCCAACGATTGCATCGTTCGCGACGGACTGGGTCACAGTGATGACGTTCTTGCCCCACAGTCGACTGTCGAGCTTCTGGGCGTTGTACAGCGCCATCAGCGTCCGGTTGATCGGCGCGGTCTTCAGATACCGCAGGGTGATCTGGCCCGAATTGTCCGCGCGCAGGCTGTGCTGAACGCTGCCGTCCGAACCGACTGTCATGGCGTTCTTGTCGTTGGCCATGGCAACAGTGATGCCCTCTTCCGCCGTTGCCTCGCCATAGCCAAGCGAG